TCCTGATTTAGGCCCCGCGATACCGTGGCGCTTTTGTTGACGTTACCGTTATTGGCAAGGCCGCGTGTCGCGGGGCCACGGGTGGATTACACCACCCATTTCTGTTCAACCTTTTGCCATGCCTTCTTTTCCATCGGCGTTTCCGCGAACCGCAGAGACATGATCGCATAGCGGGTGGCATCCATAAGATCGTCGGCCACCTTGTGGATAATGCCATCCTTGCGGTGATATTCCCGGAATTCCTCAAGCCATTCTGTTAGGTTAGAAAAGACCTTGAAACGCCCAGACAGCATCCGTTCCAGCATCATTTCAAGCCCGATCTGGACGCCATTCCCACCATCCGCGAACCGCGCCGACTCTGGAAGCATACTCAGGCCGTGACGCGAATACTCGGACATATAGGTTTTTTCCGAACTGTCGTGTTTCAGCGCATCATGCGGCCACGACCATGGGAAAGTCCCCCATTCCCGCAACGCCGAGGCGTGATACAGCACTGGCTGCTCCGCTACCCGGTACGCGGCGGTGACGTACACCATGTCAACATCGCGGTCATGGGCGAGGCGGACGGCGGCCGTGGGATGGGTATAGCCCAGATCGAGCCCGCCGATCAGCGCCCAGTGCTTCGGAATCACGCGCGGCTCGACAATCAGCGTTTCCTCATCCACCGGGAACACCCGGCCCGACCCCAGCGCCGGAATGCCCCGAACACGAGCATCGCGTTCCCATGCCGGATAGGAATCGATGATCGTCTTGCGCTGCGCCTCGCCGATATGCGGCGCATCCTCAATCGACATACGGATCACAGCGCGCGTCATGCAAACATCCTCTTGACATGCCGAACCGGCTGTGCTTTTATCGCGAAACAACCCAAAAGGAACCATGACATGGGAGTTTTCCCGTCACGACACCTTCAGCCCCTTCCTGAAAACGTGCCAACCCCACCCCCACCTCCAGTGTGGGCAACAGATGACGATTGCATCCATTACAATGAGGATTCCGTGCCTGTTCGGCCCAGATTCCCAACCACCCGGTTCTATCTCATGGAAAGGATCGGGGGCGCGGACTGGGATGAATTCGAAGGCTTTGTCGTTCGCGCCGAAAACGAAGCCCACGCCCGTCAGATTGCAAACAAGTTTAACCACGAGCATGATCGGGAAATGGGAGGACCGTCGAATTCTTGGCTGGATGCAAAGAAAACCACTTGCGTCGTCATCGAACCGGATGACGGCAAAGTCGGCGTCATCTTCGCCAGCTTCAATGCCTCATAACCAAAAGGAAAATCAGAATGGTCAAAATACAGGAGAACAAAACATGATTTTTTTTAATCTTATGCCGGATATATCGGAAGCGATAGCAGCCGATGAACTGCGTCCCAAAAAACCCCGAAGACGAGATGCCAAGCGACATCATCCACGCCTTCAAGACCGATGACCGCCTATGACTACGCCGACTGGGCTGTCGCCGCCACAGCCTTCGCTACCGCCCTATGGCTCCTGTACAACGGCGCATAACCGCTCTTCATCGCTTCCGTAACTCAGGGGTAGAGCAGCCGCCCTGTAAGCGGCAGGACGCAGGTTCAAATCCATGCCGGAAGCACCAACCCAAAGAACCCCAGGTATGAAACAAGTCACCATACCCGTGAAGGTCAAAGTCACGTTTCTGATCGCAGGAGTCGGCTTCTCAAAGCAAACCTATCGCCTCGGTCACGCCGACGATATGGTCACGTGGAGTCTGGTCGAGCGTCTCACCAACACAATCGAGGCCGACATCCGCGTCACGAAAACGAAAACCGTCCCCGAAGGCCATGCCCGCCATATCCGCCGCAGCCGCGACGGAATGAACCCCTACATCAAACGCCAAATCGCCGAACAGAGAGCCAAACTCAATCGCGCCGCCTCGGCCTGATCCTCTTGTGCCAGGACTAACAGCATCCCATGTTTAGGCTAAACAGAAGATCGCTATGCTAACACGCCTCAATACCCAATGCCCTATCTGCCGGTCATGGACATGGTGCGAGCGGCCATGCAGAATGGCGCCGAAACCGCAGGAAATGGCCGAGGAACCCCGTAAACCCACTCCAGAGCCGCACAAACCTCCTGTCGCACCCAAACCTGCCAAGCCGCAGAAAACCGCGCCAGATGTGCCCCGCAAGCCCGGCAAAGACCGTAACGTCGCACATCGAGAGTACATGCGCGCCTACATGGCCCGAAAACGCGCAAAAGCAAAAACCAAAATTTGAAACCCCGCCGCGAGACGATGGACATATTCAGTGTCCGCGTGATTGTGATAGGGGGGGGGTGGGGGGCCGTTTCTCCTCATAATTGAAGGGTGTCCAGGTCCTTCCGTGGCTGTTTCCTGCGGTTTATTGGATGTGGGCCATGAGCGGATCGTGGAGGAACTGGCGGACTACGGTACTCATGCCGTTGATGGGGGTGAAGGTCAGGAACACCATACCGCCAGTCGCGTTCGTGCGGGTCAGGCCTTCTATGTACAGTTCCGGGTCGGGTTCCTCATCGAACCACACGCAATCGAGAGTCTCGGACTGCCACTTCTCGCGGCCCTGGTCGTAGCTCTTGAAGCCAAGGGTGCTTGTCTGGCCCGATGCGTGCTTGACTGTCACGCCGTCAAGGGCGTCCGCGACACCATGGCGGCGGATGGTTCGGATCAGTTTATCGGCGGGAATCAGCCCTTCTCCCCATGTATCAGGCTGGCGAGGATCGCCTACCAGCAGGCGCTGGGCGCCGTCGCGGGTGACCTCGCCGGTCTGACTGCCCGCCCAGGCGCGGAATCCTGCCTCGAACCGCTTGCCATCCCACCATGCCGGATACAGTCCGGTCAGATGGATCGCTATCTCAGCGGCGCCGCAGAAGGTCTTGCCTACCTGATTTGCGGCCATAAGCAGCCGTTCCCGGTGGCTCTTGCCGGCGTTGTGGAAGGCGAGCTGCTTCGGATAGGGCTGGTACCGGCTCAGGACGCTAGTGCGTCGTTTCCGGGCCAGCTCCTCCAGCAGTGCCAGAACTTCCCGTGCGTTTGACGAGTGCGTCGAGGAGTCCCTGGACGTAGGGCTCTCCGGCCGCGAACTGCTGCAATCGCTCATATATCTCTGCCTCACTCAAGTTCTGCAGCGTGGTGGTTTGATCGATTTCCAGCTTCTCGCCGAACCGCTTTGGCGCCAGTTTCGCCATGATCCATCGCCTCGTGTCCACGCGCAGTTTGGCAGCGGAAACGCCAGCATTACTCTCACAATCCGTGGACTCGTCGGCAATCTTGATGATCTCATCGGCCATCAGTTCCATGGCGGAAGTTTTTGCGCGCGCGTACCGCTTTGAGTAAGCGTCGTCTGAGTTCAATTTTGCCCAGAATGTTTCATTGCTTGGCATTCCTGGTTCCGCGCATATTTTGCCGGCTGGTTCGCCTAGAGCGATTCTTTCGAGGATGGCTGTGAAGGTTTCTTCGGTGTGGTTAGCTTTGGACATGGGTTCTCCAACCGTTCAATTCGTCGCAGACGGCGACGCTGGTCGCTTTAATGGAATGGATGCGCCCGCCTTTTTCCATGGTGACGGCGATGGGCTTGGGAGGATTAGATGGTTTTGCGTCTGGCGCGGTAAAATCAGTGTTTTCGCCCATGACCAGCCATTTGCCGAGGGCCGCGCTCATTTCGGCATCGGCATCGGCATCGGCATCAAGTCTGGCATCGTAGGCTTTGGCGGCCTGATTGAGAATAGCTTCCATGCGATTGATCTGGTCTTGTGACATTGTGGGCTGGTCCCCGAGGGTTTTGAGGAGTCGAGATTGCAGCGCGACAAGCTGGCCGAGCTGCGCGTATGAGGCAAAACCGGCAACCATTGTGCATGTCGCTAGGTCGCGCCACAGCAGCACTCCAGCAATGCCGACGATCTCGCCCGACTTGGCTGCATTGAGGAGCCACTCGGCCTGCTCAACCACGTCAGCATCAGGCTTGCCATGAGGATTGATCGGGATATGGCCGCGCAGTCCTACAATGTCCGCCATTGTGTGCCTCTTGGGATGCCATTCCGTATTGTGGGATGGATTGCGCTTGACATTAGCCTGGCATGGCGCTATTGTTGGATTGTCAATCGAGGAGAAAAACCATGGACGCTTACGAAGTGG